CCGTCATTCTCCTCGATCGATTCCTTAATCATCTCGGGTGTGTACTCAAATATATTGTACTCTGTTAAAAGTTTCATGACCTAATTTCCTCGATAAGTTTTATAAAGCTAAGATGATGACCAACATTTGTATCATTGATCTCATGCACGCTATTAGACTCCAGCATCGCTGTTGCCCTGCTAAGCTTGTCATTTATAGCACTATCACTATTAAGACTGATATACTCGCTGATCGCAGTCTTGGTGTCTTTTCTGATCTGTTCCATAAGGTCCAAAGTGGCGCTGCTGTCACCCTCGATGGCAACTATGTACCGCTTAATTAATTCCTGCTGCCTCTCATTTAGGACACCTTGGTATTTCTGCGAGATTTTTTCAGTCATTATAGAAACGATGGTATCATTAATATCTAGATTCTTTTGATCCTCAAGCTCTACAGTGTCAGCCCTTTCAGACATAATCCATACGGATAAGTTATCCTCTAGCTCCGCCATCTGTGCAATGTCAATGTCACTGCCTCTCCATTCATTTAATAGAATCTGAATCGTGGCGTATGCCTTATAGTCATCTACCTGCTGGTTAAAGAATGTGGGATCCTGTAGCGAGTAGTTTATCTCTCTAATCAGCTTCGACTTTTCAGAGCTAAGCTCTTTTAAGTTCAGGCGACGGGTAGCGGACCTGGCCTCAGAAATTATTGAGCTTACAACATTTCCGGATGAAACCCGGGTCGTCAGCAGAGAATTAAACAGGCGAAATTCCCTGTATATCTGTGTGCCGGCTTTGAACCTCCGATTTAATATCCTAATAGCCTTTTGGGCATCGCCCTCGCGATTCTCCACTAGGGCACGAGAGATATATCTTACCAGAAACTCATAGACCAGTCCCACATTTCTTTTTTTATTGTGTGACTTACTCATTATCATCATCCTTTTGGTTATCTGTTTCCTCAGTTAGCACAGACGGCTGACTTTGCTTTTTTATACCTATTGACTTCTCAAGGGTTTTTAATGTAGACTGCATCTCTTGTGACATGCGGGTGTGATCTTTAATCTTAGAATCATAAAATGCGCTCAATAAGTTGTCGGGCCTTTCAGACTCATTAAAGTTTATTGACCTGAGGGGGTTGGTGCTATCATCTCTAATGCGGCCGTATGGATCAGATAGCGACGGATCTCTCGCCGAGAGAGCGGATGCAAAATCTGGCATGTGTGTCGCCGCACGCTTGTTTCTACCATGCCTCTTTTTTGCATTTTTACGGACACGTGCCACTGGATCGATTGGCTTTGCTGGCTTCTCGTCATCATCATCTTCAAGGAGTTCACCCATCTTAAGCTGACCGGCAAAGAGGCCTTCAGGTTCCTCCTCAGCGGCAGGCTCATCAGCTACAGGCTCCTCATCGGCCGGGGCGTCGTCGGCGAAATCATCGCCTGTGTCCTCGGTCGGAAGTGATACAGACTCAACCTCAAGATCCCTAACCTTATCAGCCTCTTTCTCAGTTTCAATATTGTATATCTCTTTCTTTGTCAGTCCAAGAATATTACGCCTGATATAATCCCTAGATAGCATGCCTTCAGGCGCGCCACCGGCAATTTCAAACTTAGTCCTATAAAGCTCTAGTTTCTGCTGCTGGGCTATCGTCGATGGATTCGATAACTGGATATCGAAATTAAGCAAATCCTCTCCTGAATAGCCATGAGAGAATAGGTGGACAATTGCAAGCTTGTTCAGCTCGGATATTATTACACGCTGAATAGCATTAATAGTCCTAGAAAACCTAATATCCTCCTGTGCCAGGGTTGCCTTAGATGATAGCATCTCATCATAGCCAAGATAAGCGCGTGGAACCTTCAGCGCGGCGAACAGTTTCTTTTGAATGTACTCGACGTCCTCGATGGCCGTGACATTGGTGCCACCTGCAAGTGTGTCAATCTTAGTTCCAGATGACTCTCCACGAACTGGTAGGAAGTAGTCCTCGTCAACGCTGAGGGGGTTGTATCGTAGATCAACACGGCCGGTTGACTTGTCCATAACTTGGTTGCTTCGCAAAGCAGCCTTAGCCTGCTCCATATAAAGTGGAATATCCTCAGGGCTGACATTTCCCACGTCTATATAAAAGACACGACGCTCAGGTGACCTGACGACACGATAGACAAGCATAGCGTCCTCAATAAGAATCAGCTGGCGCCATATTCTACGGGCGGCCTCCAGTATAGATGAGCCGTATGGTAGAAAAGCGTCATTACCCAAAATTCGGAAGTGTGAAATCTGCCAGTTCTCTAGGGGCTGGTTTCCCTGCGTGACCCACCTGAACCTGGTCGCCAGTGGATCCTCTGGATCGAAACCCTCCTCACGCTCTATCTCATTAACTGGTATTGGAAATGCATTGACAACGCCGTAGTCTGGTGAAACATCATTAAACAGGAAGAAGTCTCCGTACTTGCAGAGGTTCCTAGCCCAGGACGTAATATTAAAATCGATATTGAGCGTGTCATAAAACAGCTCCTCTAGAATATCCTGGATCTTTGAATTGTCTGACAGGATATGCAGGACACGACCCTTGTCATCCTGGGATGCGATCTCATGTGAGTAGATATCAAGGGCGCTGGCAATCTCAGGTGTGTACTCCATCTCAGAGAAGTCTGCGTATCGTGCCATCCGATCGTACTGACCATAGGCATTTAGCGCATTACTATAAATTGCGCTCTGCGACTTCTTAAATAGATCAAGAGCAGACGAGGCATTTACAGCCTGTCGCGTTTTTATCTTGTGCTTTACTACCGGACCGCTTCTAAAGAGTCGAGTTAACTGTTTAAAGAGTCCTGGGTTTTTATCAGACATATCCTGCTCTCAAATTTGCATCGAGCTTGTGCTACTATAAATTAATTATAACGCTCGCAATGTTAAACTATATCAAATTAACCACTTAAATTTCTTTTTTAGCTCTTCATCTGTCGCAAACTGTGGTTTACTGTAGTCTTTGGGAGGGGAAAATGGGTTGACAGTCGGCTTAACTTCACTTCCGCTATTCTTAACATCAGAAAACTGGTGTGACTGTGTTGACATTCCTGACAACATGGCATCATTCAGCACCTTGCCGAACTTGGAGCTATCAGCTGATGTGTCAAAAAGCCACAACCCAATTGCCAGGCTAATAACCAGGTCGTCATTCTTGCCCTTCATAGCCTGTGCCTTTCCACCGTGATATATAAATGACTTTATCTCCTCGTAAAACCTGCTGGAATACATCTTAACCTGTTTGTTCCTGACAACCTCTTCTAGTTTTGCCAGAATCTGCATTCGACTCTTGCCGCTAGTCGTAAAACCTGCCTTTTGCTCATCCTCAACCGGACTGTAGCCGAACAGGTGGAGTCCCTTTGATTTTGGATGATATATCCTAGGATACTCTAGGTCACGAATCTTAACTAGGGTCGCGTAGCCAAATGAGTTGTTCTCAGGGCACAGCAGCGCCGTGTTATACTTCAATCCTATCTCCACAAGTAACTCGCCAAACCTATCAGGTGGTATTTTTCCCTTGTACTCAGCAACTACCTCATCGTCTGTCACATCAATCACATGAAAGGCAGAAAAGTCCTTACCGTCGCCACGGGCGACGTCGGCGGATATAACGTACTGATGAGATGAAAGTGGATGTTTCCACACCCAGACATTCCTATCAGCACCAATTCTATCCAGAGGGGGCTTCACCATCAATCTAAGGTACTCGATCTCCTCCATAGATAGGAACGTATCTCCTGATGTCACGAAGTCACACAGGAGCTCCTGAGCCACCCTCCTCTTAGAACCTAAATTCTTGGCCTGCTGGTCGAACCACTCCTGATCGTACTCAGGGTGCACGTCCCACGGAAGCCGGATCGCATTAAACTCATTAATACCGGATTCGGCGTCTGTATACAACTGGTGATACATGCCACCGACGCCATTAGGCGTAGATATTAATATAGCCCGTCCACCCGTAGACAGGGTAGGATACAGGCCTGTCCACAGCTCGTCGAAATTCCTAACAAATGCAGCCTCATCAACTATCAGCAGGCTCAGCGCCTCTGATCGGCCGGCGTCGTCTGATGTAGGAATGGCCTTAATTGAAGAGCCGTGGTTGAACTCGACCGACTGCCGATTATTTGAAACTACCTCTGGGAGCACAAGCCACTTTGGAAGACTTCGAAGTATTCCCTTAACCTTCTTCATAAAGTTAACGGCAATATCAAGCTTATTAGCAATAATCAGTATCTTCTTGTCCTTGTGAAACAAGGCCAGCCACACTGCATATGCAGCTGTCAGGGTAGACATGCCAAGCTGCCGACCTTTCAGTACAATATTAAACCTGTGTTCTAGAAACTGTTTCAGGCATTCATCCTGAAACTTGTATGTGTTAAAGTCTACTGTTCCACGTGATGTGTGAACAATTTTAACGTATTGATTTATAAAGTACGCCGGGTCTTTACCACAGCGAATAATCTCCTTGACCTGTTTTTCCTTATTAACTGGCACAATTAAAGATTGTTGTCCTTCTGTAGTAGGCTCTGCGAAGCGGTGTGTACTGATTGAAATAAATTATCTCAAGATCATCGTCAGATGTAATCTCCTTAAGTGTCAGAGATTCTCCTGTTGCGTCCTTAAACAGCTTCTTAATATCAGCTGCCCTCTTGTTGACGACCTCTGCTGACTCAACGTCTAAATTTCTTCGCTGCTCATGAAGTGACTTCTCGCTAGCGAATGTGACAATTGTTGTGTACTTAAATGTGAGAGTGTCCTCACCAGTAAGTTTTACGTTTAAAGCGCTAGAGGCCGACTTAGGTGTTGAAGAAACTCCCCACGTATCATTTATGATCTGACCTATTGTATTTGTTTGTTGCATCGAAAGCATTGGTAGTCTCCTATTTGATATATATTACTTCATCGCGCCTTGATACTAATTGATCTAGGCTTTCTATTTTTTATAACACCGGTGACCTCTTCAGGGGACGGTCTCCACGAATCATTCCAGCGGGCAGCATTTAAATATGCCCAGTCATTCGCACAGGGCTCACAGCACTCAAATTTCTTATAAACAACTGCGTCTAATTTACTGTCCATGACAATGCTACAGACTGGACAAAAAAGAGGAATGTGAAACGCCTGTTTCTTCGGCTTTATCACAAAAATATCGTGATCTAGTTCCTGAACAATTCTTGTTTCGTCAAACTCTCTCCACTCACTCGGCGAGGACATACGAATCAATTCCCTTCTTTCCAATCTCAATCACATTATCGGCCACATCCTTAATGCCGTCGACGTGTGTTATCACCAGAATATTTTTAAACCACTTCTTAAGAGATGTTAAAAGTAAATTACAGGCTGTTATTCTATTTTCATCCAGCGTTCCAAATCCCTCATCAATAATCATGATATCTGGTTTTGGCAGCGACGAAATATTAAGAAGCGCGACCCTGATCGCAAGCGAAGAGATCATTTTTTCCATACCGCTGGCCAATTCTATTATCCTCCTAGTATCTCCATAGTTGATAAAAATATCTGCCCTATTGCTATTGTGTATGTCAAATTCTACGGTAAAGTCAACGACACCATTTAATATCTTTGCTATTTCGGCATTAATAATGGGTAACTGAGAAGATATTATCTGTGCAGGAATTCCCTTCTTGGATACGGCCTTCATAAAACTCTGGTAGATATTCCACTTAGAACGAAGTTTGGTATAAAGCCGCATCTCTTCCTTCGTCTTTTTAATAAATGCATTATTCTCACCCAGAGATGTAGCCAATGATATCCTAGTTGCATCACGTGTATTTATATCGGAGTTAATCTCGTTTATAAGTCCGCGTAGCTCAGACACCTCATCCCCTGACTCATCTGTGGTCACGACAGATCGCATCTCTGCAAGATCATCGGAAAGCTTTTTAGATTTTTCTGTTAAGATCCTATCCTCTATTTTTAATGACTTAATATCAAGCAAGAGCTGAGCAATTTCATTACTGCATTCACGCTCCCGCTTAAGAAGCGCCTCATACTTAGCTATTTTATCCTCTGTCCCCTTGGCTGCATACTCAGACAGTTTTTTCTCTAGCGACTCAAGGCGTGTTAACATCTCAGCTATCTTAGCTTTTTGTTCCACCAACAGATCCCTATTGTTGTGTGAATTTTTAATAAACTTACAGGTAGGAAAACTATCGCCGCAAGGTACATCATCCAAAATCTTAATCGATTTTTTCCTGCTATTAAATGTCAACAATTCCTTCTCATAAACATGTCGAACTGTGGTGATTGAATCCTTGAGACCATTTTGAGACTCAAATTCAGCGCGGAGCTCCTCAATAGGAAACTGTACCTTTACATTCTGAATCTTTTTTATTTTCTCAGACAAAGTATCCATATCACTATTTTTTAACTGCAGCGTTGTAGTATTTTCGTTAATAGAGTCTAAGATGCTATTTAAAACACCCTCCACCCTCACGATATCTGCAGGTGTGACAAGATCAGCTGTATCTAATTTTTCTAACTTACCCTTCAGGTCAAAAAGACGTGCTCGACTAGTGGCAAGGCCGGATTCAATTCCCTTAATCTCTTTTCTTATCTTTTTATTATCGGCACGCTTCTCACTAATCAGACTGCTCCAGTCACTGTCAGGTGCTGACTGCAGCTGTGCCTTAATGTCTGCGGAGTCTTTTTTAGCATACTCAAAAATCTTTTCAAAAATTACAAGGTCAAGAAATTTTGTCAGAATCCTCTTCCGATGTGTTGCACCCTCCTGGATAAATCTGTTCATTTCACC